TCATTTCCGCAGGGGAGAGCCGAAGCCCTCCCCCTTGGTTGATTTTAGTTGGCGGTGGCGTTTGCGCTGTACCGGCGGCACATGTGCTCCACGCGGATCAGGTAGCTGGGCAGCAGGATCTCCGCGGTCTTCAGGGCCTTCCAGCCCACGCTGGAGCGCTGGTCCAGAGGATCCGCGGTGCCAGCGGAGCCCTTCTGCTTCACGATGGTCTGCAGGCCGCCGCCGCTGACTTCGGTCACGCCGTAGGCGCCGTCGCCAAAGAACAGGGACGCGAACACCGCGTAATAGGCGGGGCTTGCTCCGGTCTGGGCGGGGCAGGTGCTGTCGCGCCAGATCTTGGCCTCGGTGCTCTGCACGAAACGGACGCCGCCGATCTTGCCGATCTCGCCCTCGTAGAGGTTGGTGGTGTCGGCGTACTTGTGGGGATCGCGCCAGTCCGGATCCCGCATCAGGTCGTAGGCGGTATACGGATGGATGATGGCGATGTAATCGCCGTTGATGGTGGGCGCGTTCTGGGCGCGCAGCTCCGCCACCACCTGCTCCACCAGATCCACCGTCAGCACGGCCGTGGTGTCCAGTCCCGCACGGGAAGTCACGGCGGTCTCAGCGCCGGTGGAGGCGTTGACCTTCGGCGCGTACATCACGTTGGTGCCGGCCACCAGCACATTGCGCACGATGGTGTCCAGCGTCCTGCCGGCCTGACGGCCCAGAAGCTTGGTGGCCTCCAGGATGGTGTTGTCCAGGGCGGTCAGCTCCAGCACGTCGGAATGTACGACGAAGTCGCCGTACTGCGCCACGGTGGCGGTGATGGCCTTCACGTCCAGCTGGTTGCCGTTGGGGGTCACGCCTTCGGTGAGAGGCGTGGTGGCCTTGGCCAGCGGGGTGAAGCTGCGGAATTCAATGGTCTTGCCCCCGTTCTTGGGAATGGGGCGCTTCTGGCCGAACTGATCATGCACCAGGTTCGCCTGGGCATAGTCCAGCAGGCGCATGTCGTAGTAGGTCTTCATCTCCGGCGACAGGTCGTTGCCGGTGCTGTTCAGCAGCGTGGTCTGCACGGCGAACAGCTGGATGAAATTCAGGATGCTGTAGATAAACTTCTTCATGTTTCTTTCTCCTTTCAGATTTGGCCCCCTTGTCTAAAGGGGGCTCCCGCCGTCAGGCGGGTGGGGGATATTCCCCTTTTCCTTCGAGGAGAATCACCGCTCAGAATCGGATCTTTTCTCCTCGTGCCACGCGGCGCTCGATCTCGTCCCGGTCTGCCCGGGTGAGCTGCGTCACGTCTGTCTTTCGCAGGGAAGTTGCCCTGCTTGCCATGGCTCCCTCTGCCGGCCGTCTCTGGCCTGCAAGGATGCTGTTGGCCACCTTCTCCTCCGCCTGGCGGGATGCGTACTGCATGGCGCCGCTGATCAGCTCGTCCTTGTGTGCCACCTCAAAGGCGGTCTTCACAGAGACGCCGCTGCGCAGCATGGCAAGGAACTGGTCGTTCTTCACCTCGGCTGCCAGGTCGAAGCTGGGATAGATCTGCTTCAGCTGCTCGCCTTCCTGCAGCCAGGAGCCGTACTGCCGATCGGCCTGCTCCCGTCTGGTCATCTCGTCGAGCTGTGCTGTCAGCCGCGCGTTTTCCCGCTTCATCCTCCGCTTTTCCTGCAGCTCCCGCACGGATTTCCCGCTGTTCAGCGCCTCTTCCTCAAAGAAGCTCTCGTCCTCTTCGATGGCCGCTGCCAGCGCCTCCGCGTTGGATGGGTCGATGCCGTAGCGGTTTCCCAGAAGGTCCAGGGATTGCTCCAGCGCCTTGTACTTCTTCACGGTCTCCTCGGTACCCTTCAGCCTTTTGCTGATCGTGTCCTGGATCCGCTGGGCGTACAGGTCCTTGTACTCTCCCTTGATCATCTTCTCGAATTCCGCTGCCCGATCCACGGGCTTTTCCTGCTCCGCGGCGACCGGAGCCTCCGCTTCCTCCTCGGGCTTGCCGTACTGCACGTCCGCCAAAGGATTCCGCCTGCCGTTCTGCGGCTGGGCGATGGCCGCTGCATTCTGCCCTGCGGGGCCTTCCCCGCCCGCTCCCTCTGCACCCGCGGCGCCGCCGGCGCCTTCTCCGAAGAGCTGGATGAAGTCCAGAGAGCTCAGTGATAATTTGCGCATGGTTTTTCCTCCTGCCCGTCAGGTGGGCGATCCCATATATTCAAAGCGCGGAAAGCCTTCCCCTTGCTTCCACCTTCTTGGCTTGCCTCCCCCCTTGGGGGTCTTGGGTGTGCCCAGTGCGCACACTGGGCGGAAGGGGTTTATGGCCGAAGGCCGGTAGGGGTGTCACCCCGCGCTCCGAATTACAATGTTTTCCGGGTATGCCTCTGCCAGCAGCCGCATCCCCGTCTCGGCCATCCAGAACAGGTGCCGGGTCTCCTGCAGGTATTCCGTTTTGGGCTTTGCCGTCACCAGCACCCGCCCGCTCCGGATCACGATGTGCGCCTGCTTCTGCAGCCTCTCGTTCTCCTCCATGGTCTTCACGCACTGGGCCACGGTCATGGCCAGGGTGCTGGCTCCGGCGCATACCGGGTCCTTCCCCGCTTCCGCAAAGCCGGTGTGCCCGCGCACCTCCATGCTGAGAACGCCGTTCTCCAGGTCCTTCTCAAATCTGACTGTGGTCATTCAATCACTCTCCTCTTATGCCTTCCCCGGTTCACTTGGCTCGCCCCGCGTCGGGGAGAGCTGTCGCGCAGCGACTGAGAGGGGCCGCCCTCCCATCACCGCGGCGCCGTGCTCTCGGCCACCCGCTCCCGGGCCTTCCTGGTCACGCTGCTCTCGCCGCCGCTTGCCAGATCCACCGGCGCCACGCTGCCCGCTCCCGGTGCCATGGCCTCGGCGCCCGCTCCCATGATCTGCGCCTGCAGCTGCGGCGCAAGCTGGGTCCCGTGCTCTGCGTCCAGCTGCTGAGCAAACTGAAGCGCCAGCGCCTGGGTCTGCTGCAGCATGTCCGTCAGCGTCTGGAAGTTCCTCACCTGGCCGATCACCTTGTCCCGGCCCTTGAAGTCCATCATTTCCAGGCAGGCCAGCGCGCTGTCCGCGTTGTTCGGTGCGAAGAATCCCGCGCCGTAAAGCTGCAGGGCCAGCTCGTTCTGTGCCATTTTCGTGTAGGGGCTGGCCTTCTCCGCCGTGACCTCCAGGTCAAACAGCGGCAGGCGGTAGCCTCCCTCCGGCTCTCCGGTCATCGGGTCCGCCGGTCCCTGGGGCTGCGGACGCAGCGCGGAATTGGAGAAGCGCACGTAGCTCTGGTCTCCGCCCTCGCCCAGGATCCGGAACCACCGCGGCACGTCGTAGAACTGCCGGATCAGCTCAATGCACATCAGGATCAGCTTCCGGAAGGCCCGGTAGCTGCCGGCGTTTGCGTCCCGGCTCAGCTTGGAGCCCGCCTCCTGCATGGCCGCGATGGCGCTGGCCGCCGTGGCACCCGCCGTGGTGCCGCCGTTGGAGACGTCCCGGTTGCCCGTGGTCTCCTTCAGCTGCTGGATCTTGCTGTCCAGGATGTTCACATAGATGGCGTTCAGCGGGCTCGGCTGCACCGGCATGATGCTGTCCTGGCCAAGATTGCCGTCCACGTGGATGAAGTCTTTGCTCGCGTCCGCGAACTCCGCCTCATTCACCGCGCCGTCGCTGCGGATGAAGTGCCGGGGCCTCGCGTTGAAAAGCATGTTCTGCAGGATCGCCTGGTCTCCCCGGTCGATGTACTCCTGCGCGCTCTTGCCGATGTCGATGTAGCCGAAGCCCGTGGGCGTTCCCTTGCAGCGCATCAGCGGATCCAGCACGAAGGGATATTGCCCGTGATCGTACCAGCCCCGCTCCGCGTATTCCGGCTCGTTCTCGGTGGCGAACAGGGCCTCATCCTGGCCTGCTACGAACTTGCAGTAGTGCAGCACGGTCCTGCCGTCCTGCTGCTTTTTGTAGTACCAGTCCACCACGGCGCTCTTGTCGTTGGTGTCGATCGTGTCGTCGTATAGGTACAGGTTCAGGTCCATGGTGGGATTCGAGAGCTTGTCCTTCAGATCCGGGTACTGCTCCTCCAGCAGGTCGTTATCCTGCAGCGTCACATAGAACAGGTTCCGGCTTTCCTGGATGTCCGTGATCCCGCTCTCCCAGAACAGGTTGATGATGTCCACCGCGGCGATCTCGATGTCTCCCAGTCCGTTCAGCTTCTTCGCGTTCCAAAAAACGCCGTAGGCGCCTGTCCCGCTCTGCAGCTTGTCGTCCTGGATCATGCTGTAAACGTCCTCGAATTCGCAGTGGTCCAGCACCACCGGCAGCACGGAGGACAGCCGCTTTGCTTCCTCTTCGTCTCCCTGCTCCCGCGGCAGCACGTTGGCGCTGGGGAAATTATCCATGGCGTCCGCATGCTTGTTGGCAATGGCGTTCAGCAGCCAGGCAGAGCTGGGCTCCACCTGATTTTCCTTCGTCTTCCGCAGGCACTCCCACTGCCGCAGGCGGTACCACTGCTGGTTTTCCACCAGGCGCTGCTCCAGATTGGCCTTGTTCGCCCGGTAGTTCAGCAGGGTCTGGTATGCTTCCGCGATCTCCGGCCTGGAGATCGGCAGCCGCTGGAAGGGTTCGATCTGTCCCTTGTCCGGCACGGCGCTGCCCTCCAGGCTCCTGGCCACCGCCACGTCCCCCTCGGTTATGCCTTCCCCGCTCCTCTGGCCTTCTCCGGCAAGCCCCCCTTGCCTAAAGGGGGGTGCCCCAGTGCTCACACTGGGGCGGGGGGATACGAACTTCTCTCCCCGCCGTCTCTCTTCCGTGTTCTTCACGATCATGTTTTCATAACCTCCATTTTCGGCCGCGCGGTCAGTGTCCCCACGTCCTCCTGCTCAATGTCCAGGAACAGGTGCAGCGGTCCCTGATTGAATGTGCTTCGCTTCACGTTCTGCCTGGGCTTGATCGGCCGGCTCATCAGGAAATACCGCGTCTCGTCCGCCACGTGGTCCTCGCCGTCCGTGTCCAGATCCTCCGGCCTGTTTGCGTCGTACTGCAGCGTCGGCACCGTGCGGATGAAGGCCTTGCAGGTGTTGAACACATACATCTGCGCAAAGCCGTTCTCGTCGAAGGCCAGGCGGTAGTGCAGCTGCAGCCAGCCGGGGATGCGCTCATGGTCGCCCTTCTCGAAGTACACGCCGTACTTCCCCGCGATCTCAGCGATGGAGACGCCGGTCTCCGCGTTCCAGATGGCCGGGTCCGCGATCCCGCCGATGCACCGTCCCTTCAGCCACGGGTGCTCCCGCTCCGCTTTGGCGATCTCCTCGAACACGCGCTGCGGGATCCACTTCACGCCGGTGTTCGGCGTATCGGTGCAGCCGTACATCTCCAGGATCCGGTACACCGTGCCGTCAAAGTCCACGGCCCACCAGGCCACGCTGAACGGCTTGTTATAGCCCCAGTCGAAGCTGCGGTAGATCTTCCACTGTTTCGGGATCTCAAAGGGCTCGATCACATGCACCCAGCGCCGCTGCTTTCGCAGCTCGTCTCTGGAAAGGTTCACGCCGGCGGCGTTGGCCGCCTTCATGTCCGGCTCGATGCGGAAGTCCTCAAAGAACTGGCCCTCATAGCTGTCCCAGTCTCCGTACAGCAGGGCGTTGCGCTCCTTCTCCGGCAGGGACGCCAGCCGCGCCAGATACTTCGGATCGTTCTGCAGCAGGATCTTGTTGTCGAAGACGGTGCTGGGCACAAAGGCCCGGCTCATCCTCTGCATCTCGCTGTGCCCGTCCGGGTGCTGGACCACCACGTCCTCCCAGATGGTCTTCATGGGCTCTCCCGCCGTGATGAAGCGCTCCTTCACCCAGGCATGACCCACGCCGCCAGGGTTCGCGGTGTTGCGCATGTACACCCGGGTGCCCGGTCCGTTGGGACGGTTCCGGCTCTTCAGGTAGATATACTCGTCGAATGTGAAATGCGTCAGCTCGTCAAAGGCGATGAAGTCGTAGGCTTTGCCCTGATAGTTGAACTTGTCCTTCTCGTGCTGCAGGCTGCCAAACACGATCTTGGCCCCGCTCGGGAAGGTCCAGGTATGCTTCTGCTCGTTGTATCTCGCCCGCGGGAAAGCCTTCGGATAATACCGCAGGCTCTTTTCTATGAGCTCCGTGAGCTGTGGGAAGGTCTTTCGCAGGAGCAGGCCCTTGTAGTAGGGGATGTTCACCTGCCGCGTTGCCTCGATCACCAGCGCGTCGCTCTTGCCGCCGCCGGCTGCACCGCCGTACAGGACCTCGTCCTCGCCCCTGCGCATGAAGGCGATCTGCCGCTCCTGCGGCGCCCACACCGTCCTGCACGGCGCTCCGTCAATCTTCATTTTTTCGTCTCCCGCTCCTCTTTGGCCCCCTTGCCTAAAGGGGGCTCCCGGCGTCAGCCGGGTGGGGGATATCGTCCCGCTCCACTTCGTCGATCACCGGCAGCACCAATGTGCCGCCAGACTCCTTCTGCTCCACGTCTGTCTCCCGTTTGAGCTTCGCGGTCTGCGCCTTGACCTGGCTGATCCGCTCCTTGGCCAGCTTCTCGCCCAGCTCCTGGGCAGGCGTCCGGATCCCGTAAGCGTCCCGCAGGATCCCGGTCAGCTCCTTCAAAACGAACACCATGTCCTTCATGGCCCTGGTGTCGCGCTTGTCGAAAACTTTTTCCACAGTCTCGCTGGCGCCTTCGCCGCAGCCCTCAGTCATGACCCAGCGCTTGAATTGTTCATTGTCCTGGATGGCCTCCACGGCTGCGTCCATCAGCTTTTCCGAAGCCTGCAGCAGCTCGTCCATCCGTTTCAGGCCCCGCTCCCGGGCGCGCGCAAGTGCTTCGCTTTCCACTTCGGCCCGGTGTTTCTTCCGCTTTCTTGCCCAGCCTCCTTCGGAGGCTCTTTTGGAGAGAGTTGAATAGCTGACGCGCTTTGCTTTGGCCAGCTCCCGCAGGGTCTTCTCCCCCGCGATGTACTCCAGCTCGATCCGCGTCCAGTTTGTCGCCATTCTTTTTTCACCCTCTCCGTCCTTTCTGTCTTCAGCATAGCAACAAAAAAGGCGGAGGTGTTACCCCCCGCCCCCAAAGCCTTCCCCGCGCACGGGGAAGGTGGCGCGACAGCGCCGGATGAGGTCCCCGCGAAGCGGACCCCATCCTCGCCTTTTATTCGTATTTGCTCTCCCGGATGATCCGGTACATCTCGCATTTGCTGCAGTTTTCCGTGGAGGCGCAGAAGGCCCGCATCTGGGTCCTTCGTTCCTTTTCCCGGTTCCCGAAGCCCCACTCCATGTACAAGCTGTCCCCCAGTCCTTCGCAGCGGATCACATGCCTGGCCGCGTCCTCGCCCACGTAAAACGGGCATTTCATCTGCTTGTCTCGAAAGTTCTTCATGCGTCCCTCCTGCTTGCCCTAATTTGCCTTTCCCGCGCACGGGGATCCCGACGCGCGGGAAGCGTGCGACGTTCCCAGCTTTGCTGCTGTCGCGCAGCGACTGAGAGAGGCCCCTCGCCCTCCCCGCTTCACTTGGCTCGCCCCGCGTCGGGGAGAGCTGTCGCGCAGCGACTGAGAGGGGCCGCCCCAAAAGCCTTCCCCGCGCACGGGGAAGGTGGCGCGACAGCGCCGGATGAGGTCCCCGCGAAGCGGATCTCCTATCCCTTCCCTGCCCGTTCCCGTTCTCCCGCTCCTGTCCGCTTCTGATACCTTGGCCTCGGTTTGTAAAGATCCGTCGGCACGATCAGGGCCAGCTTCCCGCAAAGCCCGCAGCTGTGCCAGGCTTCCGCCCGTCCCACCGGCGCCATCAGATAACCCAGGCCGCCCAGCTTCCGCTGACAGTCCTGGCAAAACCAGTGCATATACCGCACCGGCGTTTTCTCCGTAGGGGCCGACGCCCTCGGCGGCCCGCTCTTCTCTCCACTCATTCCTTTCTCCTTCTTCTTCCGGGTATGACGATCTGCCCGCCCCGGATCTTCACCGGCACGGTCACCACGCAGCGCAGATAGCTTCCCACGATCCTGCCGTCCTCGTCCGCCGTCACCTGATGCTCCTTGATGATGGCGCCCTTCTCCGGCTGCACGTCCTCCACGTCCTGCACCTCCACCGGCTCGGTATACGTCGGTCTCTCCACGTTACGGCTTGCGTGCCATTTCTTTTTCCCCGGTCTTCCGTGCACATTCCTGACCATGTAAAAGGCCACGTCGCTGTGATCGATCCGGTTGTCCAACAGCTCTATGTTGATCCCGCCGCCTTTCCACAGCTCGCGGATCAGCTCCAGCGCATTGGCCGGGGCGAGCATGTGCTGATGGAGGCGGGCAGGCCTTCCTTCCCCGTCCTTCTCCGGCTTCCAGTTGGCCGTCACCCAGAAGATCCAGGGCAGCTCTCCGAAGCGTTTCCGATATTCCCGCCGGTACTGTCGAAGGAAGCGGCTCATATCGTCTGCCGCTTCCTCATAGCTTGCCGGCAGATGCTCGTTGTCGTATTTCAGCGCGATCCAGAGATCTCCGGCATTCACGGTGCAGTTCACAGCGCGAGCAAGCTCCCGGGCGCTCTCCGTCTCGTTGGCCTTGATCTTCTTCTCGGAGGATGCTCCTGCCTTGCGCACTCCTCTTGTCGGCTTCGGCTCTCCCGCCTGCCGGACCGGCATCCAGGAGCGCCTCTTCTCGATGATCCTGCCGTGTCCCGATATGATCATGTACTCCATCTTTTTCTTCATCCTCTTCTCCTCGGTCCTAATGTTAGCCGGTAAAAAGTCCCGATAAGAACGCGCGCCCGCGCGTTCTTATAAATAGGAAGCCTTCCCCGCGCACGGGGAAGGTGGCGCGCAGCGCCGGATGAGGTCCCCGCCGCAGGCGGTCCTCTCCTCCCTCGTCTCTTCCGTTTCCAAAGTGCGCTCAGATCCGGCGCCGCTCACCGGCCCCAGATCTCAAAGCACTTCTTTCCGCTCGGGAGGGGCCTCACGCCCCTCCCTCTGCTTCCTTTGCAGCCTCCCGCTCCACCGTCTCCTGCAGCGCGGAGCAGAGCGTCAGCAGCTCGTCCAGCATCTTCCCGTTCTCCGCCCGCATCGGCAGGATGATGGCCTGCAGCAGGAAGCCGCTCTTCACGGCAAAGTAGATCGTGCCGTTTTCCTGCTCCCGCTCGTAGATCTCCAGCCTGTCCTGCACGTCCCGCAGCGGCTTCAGGTAATCCGGGTTGTAGAACATCAGGCCGCGACTGGTCCTCACCGGACACAGGATCGTTTCATAGCGTTTCAGGATCCATGGCTCCGGCCTCAGCTGGGTTTCGTTCAGCGCCGCGTCCTCGTAGTCAAAGCCGCCCGGCAGCCCGGCCTCCTGCTTGATCCGGTACTTCCCCAGATCCTTTTCCGGGATATCGAAGATCTGCGGCAGCACCTTGTCCGTCATGCCCGGCATCCCGTGCAGCGGATAGATGGCCGCCCCGTCGCTGATCCACTGGGTCTCCTCCTCGTCTCCGAAGAGGTAGATCCGCTTCTGCTGCCGGCACAAGGCCGTCAGGTTCTTGAAAATCATAATTTGTTCTCCTTCCTTATAGCCTTCCCCGCTCACGGGGAAGGTGGCCCGAAGGGCCGGATGAGGTCCCTTCCTCTCTGGCCCCCTTGCCTAAAGGGGGCTCCCGCCGTCAGGCGGGTGGGGGATCTCCTTTCAGTTTTACTTTTTCTTCATGCCTCTGCATCCGTCCAGCATCCGCTGCATGGCGGCCGCGCTGGCCTTCAGCTCGTCTGCGTATATCTCGTAGGTACTGAACCGTCCGCCGCAGTTCTGGCAGCTGTAGCGCCGCCTCCGGTTCTTCTTTCCGTTCCGGCTGTCGATGCATCCGATATTCTCCGATCCGCACTTCGGGCACGTCATTCCTCCGCCTCCTGTCTGAGCCAGTTGAGCCATCTTGTTTCACAATCGCGTGTTCCGGTGCAGTCGGCAATAGGGCAAAGCTGACATACCGCCATATCGCAAAACCATTTTGCCAGCTCCTCGTCACTTTTACTTCGGAGTAGATTCCCGTTTGTTCTATGGATAAACCCCGCACATTTGGTCGGATCGTTCGGCTTCTTACTCGTTCCGCAGATCGCCATGCAACCTTTACAATTCATTGATTCTCATTCCACCTCCTGCGGCGTCTTCACCGGCAGAGATGCCCCAGTGTCCATTCTTTCTTTTTCCTGGAACCTGAACGGCTTGTCTGCTGCTTCACATCCCTCGCAAAAGATCCGTTTCCCAAACACGGTTTTCTCTCTGTTGGCGCACAGCGGGCAGTATAAATACCTCCAGTCCATTATTCCTCCGCCTCCTGCTCCCAGCACTTCCGGCAATCCTGCAGCTGCAGCGTCCGGTCCGATGTACACAGGTCTCCTCCCTTTGCCCGGATCCCGAAGTCGTGCGGGCAGGTCTGCAGGATCGCCCGCTCCAGATCCTGGTCCGGATGCTCCATCACAAAAAGCTCTCTGCAGGTCATATCCTCGCGCCTCCTTCCGTCGGCCGCAGCGCCCCGTAATTGCTCTCGTAGGGGCGGCTATCAGCCGCCCGCTTGCCTTCCCCGCATTCCGCTTGGCTCTCCCCGCGTCGGGGAGAGCTGTCGCGCAGCGACTGAGAGGGGCCGCTGTTCCCCTCCCGCTCCTTCAGCAGCTCCAGGGCGCCCACCGCGTGCTCCAGCTTCTCGCCCAGGCTCTTCCTGGCCTTCTCGCTCTCGCGGTACCGGCGCTCCCACTCGTCCCGCTCTGCGTGCTGCACGTCGCAGGTCCTCTTCAGCACCTCGATCTCCTGCCGCAGCTGTTCCTTCTCCCGCAGCATCTGCTCGAAGTCTCTGCCATAGCCCTTCATCTGGCGGTCCTGGGCCCGCACGGCCCGCCGCAGCTCCTCCTGCTTCTGCAGCGCCTTCTGGTTTTCCTCATACAGCTCGTGGATCCGCTTCCCTCCCGTGAGGTACACTTTGATGACCTTGATTTCCATTTCAATCTCCTTCCTTATAGCCTTCCCCGCGCTCTTTGCCTTCCCCGCGCACGGGGAAGGTGGCGCCATCGGCGCCGGATGAGGTCCCCGCGAAGCGGTCCCATCCCGGCAGCCCGTAGAACTCCCGGAGGATTCTGTCCGCCTGGATCGGCGTCACACAGGCGAAGTTTCCGGTTTTGTGCTTGTCCGCATATTCCTTGATCTTGGCCGCTGCCTTCTCCAGGCCCATCTCCTTCACGTCCAGATCCTTGTCCAGCAGCTCCTCGCAGCGGGGATCCTCCCGGCACATGTCCTTCAGCTGCTCGCCTACCATCCAGGCCGGTGTTCCGTCCCTGCCCTTCTGCTGGGCCGCGATCTTCTCAAATGCGCTCATCCCCGCGCCTCCTCTCTCCTGGTCTTGTAGGGGCCGGCGTCCTCTACGGCCCGCGCCTCCCCTGTGCAAGGGGAGGTGGCGCGAAGCGCCGAAGGGGTTGTCCGTCCCTCCGCCACCAGCCGATAGAGCACGTCTGCCACCGGACACATGGCGCAGGCCTCGTCCAGCTCGTCCTGCACGCTGCAGCGGAAAGGCTCGTGGCACTTGTCACAGATCAGCTCCATGGCCGCTCCCACCTTCCGCTCGTCCTCTCGTGTCCAGTCCCAAGGGTACGCCTTTACGGTCTCCACCGCTCTCTGTCTTGCCGTTTCCTTGATTGCCTGGTCATGCCGCAGCCGCATGGCTCCGCCCAGGCCCAGCAGGCAAACAAAAAATAAAATGATGATTGTCTGGCTCATAAAGCTCCTCCTTGCGCTCGCACCCGCTCCGCGCTATAATGGAGCGCGGATAGGGCCTTCTCTTGTCTTATCCTTGACTTCCTTCGAGCTGCCGCAGGTGCACCCCTGCCGGCAGCTCATTTTTTCTGCCTTCCCCCCTCACCACTTGGCTCTCCCCGCGTCGGGGAGAGCTGTCGCGCAGCGACTGAGAGGGGCCGCTGAATTGCCTCCTGCACCACACCGGCCGCCGGATCCCTTGCGGCCCTCGCTCTGACCCAGCCGGCGCCGTGTCCACCACGCGCCTGGCCCCAGGCAGTGGCTTCTCCGGATCTGTGCAGCAGGCGTGCCACACGTCGTATCGGTTCACCGGCCGCTCGATCTGCAGGAATCGGCACCCGTCGCAGATCTCGCTTCCCCCTCCGGGGAAAGTGCCGCGCAGCGGCGATAGGGGTTTATTCACGTCTCTTCATCCTCCCCGGATAATCCAGCCCCCGGCGCTTCCTCCAGCTGCAAACCGTTGCCACGGACCGGCCCACCGCTTCGGCGATCTCCCGGTCCGTGGCGCCGTTTTCCAGCATCCTGCGTCCGGTCTCTTCCCAGTCCGTTCCCTTCGGCCTTTTCCGATAGTCCGCGCACGTAAGTCCCGCTCTGCTTCGCCAGTGCCAGATCGTGGCCTTTCTCACGCCCAGCGCCTGTGCGATCTCCGGATCTGTCATCCCCTGCTCCCAGAACTCCCGCGCCTGCTTCGTGTCGAAGCAGTGCTTTCGCTCCCGCGGATGGGGCGGCAGGCCGTTCTCCATCCGGAATTTCGCCGCCGTCTTCTCGCTGATCCCTGTCGCGGCCGCGATCTCCCGGTCGTTCAATCCCCGGTCGTACAGCTCCCGCAGCTTCTTCCGCCGTTCAAGCAGCTCCTGGCTCGGCACATAGTTCTTCGGGTTGGGCTTCAGCTTGTTCTTGTATCGCCAGGTCTGCACCGTCCGTCGGGACACGCCGCTCCGCTCGGCGATCTCCTCGTCCGTCAGTCCCTGCTTCCAGAGCGCAGCGAAGTCCGGCGGCGCCACATTCTTTGCCACTGGCGGCAGCCCGTTCATCTTCCGCCAATACCAGACGCTGCCCGGGCCGATGCCCAGGACATTGGCGATCTCCCGGTCTGTCATGCCCTTGTCGTAAAGCTCCCGGCCTTTCACCGGGTCCACCGTGGGCGGCTTGTCCGGCTTGGTATAGCTCCGCTTCTCCTTTTTCAGGATCCGCTCCCGCTCCTCTTCCTTTTTCCTCGCGGCGTTTGCCCGGACCCGTGCCTCCGTGGCCCTGGCCCGCACCGGGTCGGAAGAGACCAGCGGCACCCGCTTCTGGCTCTCGTCCCGCTGCTGCGTCCCCTTCCGGTAGCACCTGCAGTTGGCCGGCTCCAGCGCTTTCCGCACCTCCTTCGTCAGCTCCTTCACGCCCAGACGCCGGTAGGCATCCTTCAGCCTGCTGTGCCCGGTGATCAGGATGTAAGCGCAGCTCGTCCGCGCCCGGTCTCCCGTGTGCATCTCGCCCTGATACATGCAGCTGAGGCACCTTCCCTGACAATCGCTCATGCCGTTTCCTCCGTCCTCTTGTAGGGGCCGGCGTCCTCGACGGCCCGTTTGCCTCCCCCGCTCTCAGCCTTCCCCGCGCACGGGGAAGGTGTCAGCGCAGCTGACGGATGAGGTCCCCGCGAAGCGGGATCAGGGCCGCTCTCCTCCCCCAGCGCCAGGTACCCCAGCAGCTCCTCGCTGGCCTCTTCCCAGCCCCGGCAGACCGCCGCCCGGTAGCCCTGGCCCTTCAGCTTGTCCATCCAGGCCTTTTGCTCCGTGCTGACCCGCCCGCCGTCCAGGCGTTTGAGTTCAATGAAGAGCCCGTGGTACCCGCCCTTGGCCACCGGCAGCAGCAGATCCGGCACGCCGGCCTTCACACCCTCGGCTTTGAAGCGTCCGGCCTCGGCCTTGTTCCGGCTCCCGCCGTTGGGGATGTGGAACAGCAGCTCCAGCTCCGGGTGCTGCCACAGCTGCATCCGGCACCAGCTGAAAAGCCTGGCCTGTTCTTCTCCCTCGGAGGGCAGCAGCCGCTTGTCCTTCGGTAAATAATCTCTGTTCATGATTTCCTCCGTCTCCTTCGTAGGGGCGGCTATCAGCCGCCCGATTTCCCCCGCTCTTGGCTCACCCCGCGTCGGGGAGAGCTGGCGCGGAGCGCCTGAGAGGGGCCGCTTCCCCGTCAGAACCTCGCGTATTCCTCCGGGTGCTGCGTGAAGTAGTCGCTCAGCCGCTGGCTCAGCCGCTCGCAGCAGCTGGCCTTCCAGGCCTCCCGCTGCTCCGGTGTCAGATCCTCCATCGGCACCTTCCTGCCGTCCTCCAGGATCATGAAGCCCACCACTGTGATATCGTTCTTCCGTTTCTTGGCTCCCCCACCGGGGGAGCTGTCAGCCGCCGTCTCACGCAAGGCGGCTGACTGAAGGGGTTTCCCGCCCTTGGCGGCGGAAGGGGTCTTTCCTCGTGCCATCGATCTGATCACCTCTTTTCAGCCTATTCCGCCCCGGCTTGTCTTGATTCCCTGGTCTTGGTCGTGTCTCATAGGGGTGCTTCACGAAGCGCCCGTCTTTCCTCCTCCCCCCTTGGGCGGGGGGTAACATTGCCTGTTCACTTTGCTGTACAATGTGGCATCCTTACTCAGAGAGGAGGTGTGCCACATGGCCGAAAAGTTTATTCCTAAGAAACTTCCGGAAGCCTACGAAGTGGACCTTGCAATAGCGATCGTCACTTCTGAGGATCTTTCCGGCATGCAGATCAAAGATATCCACCGTCGATTCTTGACCTGCCTGAATGAGATCCGCGCTGACCAGGAATTTCTTCGGAAAATCGGAACCGTAGTCTGATTGGAAACCCAAATCCATCGGCGGGGAGCTGTTCCCATCAGCTCCTCGTCGCCTTTTCGGCCACGTGGCACACCCCCTCTCTTGATTGTTTACGCCTGTAAACTATGAGATTAAAAAAACACTCTCAAACGGCTGCCCCAATGCAACCGCCACAGCAAGCATTGTAGAAATCTTGCAGTCGCAGTTACGTTTGGTCTCCAAATTTGAGAGTATCGTCCTGGATATTTTGGCTTTCTGAGCGAGTTCGACCTGTGTCATTCCCTGCTGCTCTCTGATCTCGCGAATTCTGTTCTCGAACATTTCATTCACCTCCTTGATGCGAGTTTACCGCAGTAAACATTATTTGTCAAGAAAAACTTGTTCACTGTGGTAAACTTTTTCTTGACCACTTTGGTAAACGCATGTATAATACAATGGACAAAGGAAGGTGATTTCATGAAGCTCGAAGAATTACTCCGCGCATTTCGCGAAGAAAACAATCTTACAATGCAGGAGTTCGCCGATCGCTGCGGTCTTAGCAAAGGCTATGTTTCCATGCTCGAAAAAGGAAAACACCCTCAGAGCCAGCGGCGCCTTGTTCCCTCGTTGGAGACTTTGAAGAAGATCTCCGTCGGTATGAACCTTACGATGGATGAACTTCTGCCTATGCTGGATGGCAATACGGTGGTCAGTCTTGTTAAGGAATCGCCTGACTCTCTCTCCCCCGATGAGCGCCAGCTGATCGAAGACTACCGCAGCCTGACGCCTCCCGGCCAGGAGTACATCCGCCAGACCATGGCCATGGCAAAGATGAGCTATTCCGAAAAAAATGATACTCTTCCCAGCATGGAAGACGCCAATTGAATAGGAGGAAATGATATATGGATTACAAGATAATTGTTGTCTATGCCTTTCATGTTCTTTATTCTATTCCTTTGGCTATTCTCGCCTCATATTGTCTCCCTTCTTTATCTTTTCGCTTAAGTTTTCAAGGCCCAATAACTCCAGATTCTCTTTCCATGTCGCATGCACTTGTCGATGCTGATTATTCTCAAATAAGCAAAATACTTGAATTGAGTTCGAGCCTTAGAAGTCTTTATATACAATACAAAAAGTGGGAGGATTATGACGAGCGTGAAACGCTTCCCGTAATACTTCTATATGGTTTAATTCTTCCAGGGTTTATGTATTGTGCTTTTCACTTTATTGTAGGCTCGCATGTCTCGCCGATTTTCTTTATTATTGGTTACTTCGTATCGCAATTCATTCTTCGATCATTCACACACATTCAAAGTTACTCCGAGAATAAAGTAGACGAGCCGAAACGACCGCCGATCAACCCTTCTACAGAAGATTTTATAACCTTCTGGGAAAATGAGTATTCACGCATTGCGGATTCTGTAAATACCCGCAATCGTGCTTGTTCTAAGATCCAAAAGAGCGTTGAAACTGCTCGTACCGCAATGATCTTCTTTTCCATCGTTCATCTTATGCTTTTTATTGTCTCTACATTTCAGCGCCCGTAGGGGCCGGGCTTGCCCGGCCCGCTCCCCATTCCCCCCGAAAGGAGGTGCTGCCCATGCGCACCGCAGCTGCTTATCTCCGTGTGTCCACGGAGAAGCAGGATGAATACAGCCTTGACTCCCAGCTGAAACTGATCCGGGACTATGCCGCCGGCCACGACTTCATCGTGCCGGACGAGTTCGTCTTCACGGATGACGGCATCTCCGGCCGCAGCGCAAAGAAGCGCCCGGCCTTTACCCGGATGATCGGCCTGGCAAAGGAAAAGGATCACCCCTTCGAGGCGATCCTGGTCTGGAAGTTCAGCCGCTTTGCCCGCAATCAGGAGGAGAGCATCGTCTACAAATCCATGCTGGCCCGCTCCGGCGTGGAGGTCATCTCCATTTCCGAGCCTCTGGCGGACGGTCCTTTCGGCTCCCTGATCGAACGCATCATGGAGTGGATGGACGAATACTACAGCATCCGCCTCTCCGGCGAGGTCAAGCGCGGCATGGCCGAGAAGATCTCCCGCGGCGAAGCGGCCTACGGCGCACCCTACGGCTACAAGGTGGAGGGCAAGCGCTTCGTCCCGGATCCTTCCGAGGCGGATGTGGTCCGCCGCGTCTTCCAGGATTATCTCTCCGGCGTCGGCGTGCTGCAGATCACCCGGCGCCTTGCCGCGGAAGGCGTCCGCACCAAATTCGGCAACGCCCCGGACAACCGCTTTGTGGAGTACCTGTTAAGAAATCCTGTTTATATCGGCAAGCTCCGCTGGAGCAGCGACGGCAAAGGCCGCTATGAGCGCGGCGGGGATCCCAACGATGCTGCCTATCTGGTGGACGGCCAGCATGAGCCCATCATAGACCTTGCCACCTGGGAAGCGGTGCAGCAGAAGCTGGACGCCGGCAAGCGCGGCCGGCTCCCCTACTCCCGGAATGAGCAGCCCGTGGACTTCATGCTCAAAGGCCTTGTCCGCTGCAGCAGCTGCGGAAGCACCCTGGTCTATGGCGGCGGCCCCTGCCCCTTCCTCCAGTGCCATAAATACAGTCACGGAAAATGTCCCACATCCCATGCCCTCTCCGTGGCCAAGGCCAACCGGCTGATCATCGCCTACCTGCAGCAGGCCGCCGAGACCATGAGCTTCCCCGTGGCGCCGCACACCGTGAAGCGCTCCCGCTCCGGTCCGGACTATGACCACCTGATCGCCGTGGAGCAGGTTAAGCTCCGCCGCGTCCAGGACGCCTATGAATCCGGCATTGACAGTCTGGAGGAATACGCCCGCAAGAAGCAGCGCCTGCTGGCCGGCATCGCGGATCTGCAGCAGAAGGC